AGCGGTATTAGATATATGTATATCTCTTGGCTAGGAGTATATGTATGCCTTGCTGAAAAGTGGTTGGAACATGAAATAACGGAATTTAGTAATGGCAATAGAATTTACGAACCTTGGAAAGCCAGCCCCGAATGGGAACCTGCTAATAGTTGATGGTCTCAACTTAGCTTTCCGATGGAAACACCAAAGAAAAGAGTTTTATAAACTAGAATATGTAAGAACAATAGAGAGCCTCGCAAAGTCCTACAACTGTGGAGAGATAGTTGTATTAGGAGATGGAGGAAGTGATTATAGGAAAAACATAGATCCTGAGTATAAAGCAAACCGTAAAGAGCGGTATAAAGACCAAACCGAAGAAGAACGGTTGGAATTTGAACAGTTTATGGCAGAATTTCAAAAAACCTTCGAATTATGTAGTGAAAAAGGATACCTTACCATTAGATATAATGGAGTTGAGGCGGACGATATCGCTGCAGTAATAAGTCTCGCAAGAGAAGAGTTAGGGATAGATAGTATCTGGTTAGTATCTTCGGATAAAGACTGGGATCTTCTAGTAAATGAGAGCATATCACGGTTCTCAACCGTAACAAGAAAAGAAACAACAATAGGAAATTGGGACGAACATTATGACTTTGATCCAGACTACTACTTGACTTTCAAGTGTTTGACTGGAGATAAAGGGGATAATGTCCCAGGCGTAAGTGGAATTGGTCCGAAGCGTGCTTCTGGTATTATTGAAGATTATGGTGATGTCTTTGACATCATGACAACTCTACCAATAGAGAGTAGATACAAGTTTATGCAAAACTTAAATGAGTTTGGCGCAGAGAAACTTGCTACTAATATAGAGTTAATGGATTTGACATACGACCCAGATGCACAAGTGTTAGGACGACGAAATGAAATAATAGGATTAGTGAGGAATTATGTCAGTAAAAATTGATTATAGTAAAGATAGTCTTTTAGATGAATTTGCATTAGCAACTCTAAGAGATAGATATATGGTCGCGGGAGAGAACTCACCGCAGGAAGCGTTCGCGCGAGCGGCTGAGGCTTTTGCTGATGATGACGCTCATGCCCAAAGGTTATATGATTACGTTAGTAACTTATGGTTCATGTTTGCAACTCCCATTTTATCTAATGGGGGAACAACGCGTGGATTACCTATTAGTTGTTTTTTGAATTATGTTGATGACAGTAGAGAAGGTATTACAGAACACTATGTAGAAAACGCTTTCCTATCTTCTTTTGGAGGTGGAATTGGTGGAACTTGGAGTGATGTAAGATCACAAGGTACGCCAACCTCTAAAGGATCGGAGAGTACAGGAGTAATACCTTTCGTAAAAGTTGTAGATGCTGAGATGCTAGCATTTTCTCAAGGCGTAACAAGACGGGGAAGTTACGCTGCGTATCTACATATATCACACCCCGAAATAGAGGAGTTCTTAGATGTTCGCAAACCTACGGGTGGGGACGTTAATAGGAAATCTACTAACCTTCATCATGGCGTCGTGGTTCCTGACGCCTTTATGGAACGAATATGGAGTGCTACAAAGTACGATAATTTTGACGATAGCTGGGATTTGGTTGATCCTCATACCGGCGTTACGAGGAAAAGAGTAAGTGCAAGAACCTTATGGGTTAAGCTCTTACAAAATCGTATGGAAACAGGCGAACCATACATCATGTTTGAAGATGCAATAGATGCAGAGCTACCAGATTTTCAAAAGGACAAAGGTTTAAAGGTAAACCATAGTAATCTTTGTTCAGAAATAACGTTAGCCACCAACGATGAAAGAACTGCAGTGTGTTGTCTTTCTAGTGTCAACCTAGAATATTATGACGATTGGAAAGACCACCCTGCATTCATTCCAGATTTAATAAGAATGTTAGACAATGTTTTAACAGATTTTATTAACCGAGCTCCAGAACCTCTACACAAAGCAAAATTTAGTGCTATGCGAGAAAGAAGTTTAGGATTAGGCGCAATGGGTTTTCATGCTTACTTACAGAAGAACAATATACCCTTCGAGAGTGCACAAGCAACAGGCGCAAACCTAAGAATATTCTCGCACATTAAAGAAGATGCTTCAATAACAACTAGAAAACTTGCAGTTGAAAAGGGCGCTTGTCCTGATGATGATACATGCACAGTAAGAAATGCACATCTTTTAGCGATAGCTCCAAATGCAAGTTCTAGTATTATATGTGGAAATACAAGTCCTAGTATAGAACCTTTCCGTGCTAATGCTTTTAATCAGAAAACAAAGTCTGGATCTAACCTTATGAAAAATAAATTTTTAGAGGAAGTGTTAGAAAAGTATGGTAAGAATGACGAAGAAACTTGGAAGAGCATTACAACACAAAAGGGTAGTGTTCAACATTTAGAGTTCCTAAGTGATTGGGAAAGAAATGTATTTAAGACAGCAGTTGAGATAAATCAGTCATGGCTTATTGACCATGCAGCTCATAGACAAGAGTATATCTGTCAATCACAAAGTTTAAATTTATTCTTTCCACCAGACGTTAACAAAGCAGACTTACACAATGCACATATGTTAGCTTGGGCTAGAAACTTAAAGACTCTCTACTATTTACGAAGTGAGGCTATCTCAAGAGCAGAAACAGTATCTGATCAAGTAAAACGAGAAATCCTTTTTGAACAATCAGATTGCTTAGCGTGTGAGGGTTGATATGAGTTTATTAGACGAAAGAATTTATTACAAACCCTTTGTTTATGACTGGGCGTTTGAGATGTATAAAAAACAACAACAAAGCCATTGGATGCCTGAAGAAGTTAATCTACATGATGATATTAGAGACTATAAGGAAAAACTTACAGTACCAAATAGACGACTTATAGATAACATATTCAGATTCTTTACACAAGCTGATGTAGATGTAGCTGGTGGATATGCCGAGCATTATCTACCAAATTTTAAAGCTCCAGAAGTAAGAATGATGTTATCCGCTTTTGCCGCTATGGAAGGAACGCATATGGAAGCATACGCACTTCTAGTAGATACTCTAGGTAAAAATGAAGAGTTCTATAAAGAATTCATGGATATAGAAGAAATGGCAGAAAAACATGAGTATCTAACAAATTTTAATATGGATACTCCTTTTGATATTGCAAAAACACTTGCAGTATATAGTGGATTTACAGAAGGAGTACAATTATTCGGTAGTTTTGCAATACTACTTAACTTTCCCAGACATAATCTAATGAAGGGAATGGGACAAATTGTAACTTGGAGTGTGCGTGATGAGTCGCTTCATGTAGAGGGTATGTCAAGACTATTCAGAACTTTCGTTCAAGAAAATCCTGAAATATGGAATGACAAACTCAAGTATGAAATCTATTGTGCTGCGGAGAGAGTAGTAGAGTTAGAAAATAACTTTATTGATATTTGCTTCGATAAAGCAGAAATACCTGATTTATTACCAGAAGATGTGAAGGAATACATTAGGTATATATCAGGTCGTAGACTACTTGGTCTTGGTTTGAAAAATATATTTCTTACTAAACATAATCCATTACCGTGGATTGATTATCAATTAAACGCAGTTGAGCATACCAACTTTTTTGAAAACCGTGCTACCGAGTATGCAAAGGCTAGTACACAAGGAAATTGGCAGGATATATTCAAATGACAACAGAACAACCAACACCTACCATAACTATTGACGGAGTAGAACACCCAGTAGACAACTTAAGCGAAGAGCATAAAGTTGTTATTGGTCATGTTCAAGTAGCAGATCAAGAAATAGCAAAATTACAAAATTTAATTGCTATTCTTACGACAGGTAGACAGGCTTATATCAATGAGTTAGGAAAAGAACTAAACGGAACAGAAGAAGAATTTACAACACAATGAGAATCTTTATAGGGTATGAGGAAGCACACCCTGAAGCGTATGAAGTGTGCAAAGCTTCTATACTAAGATTTAACCCAACTCATGATGTGAGACCTTTAATTAAGTCTGAGCTTATAGAACGAGGAGTTTATTATAGACCCCATCAAGGCGAGTCTACGGACTTTGCTTTTACCCGTTTCTTAGTACCATATCTCTGTGATTACATGGGTTATGCACTATTTTGTGATGGCGACTTTTTATGGAGAGACGATCCGCAGGAAATTACACACTTTAAACAGAATAAATATGATGTTCATGTTGTGAAACACCCTAACTTAATACAAAAAGAACACCCCAAAATGGACGGTAAAACAAATAGACCTTACGATAGAAAGTATTGGTCATCTTTAATGTACTTTAACTGTGCAGGAGCAACAAGGTTAACCCCTGATACGGTATCTCAAGCCCACGCGGGTGATTTGCACGGTTTTTTATGGACAGACAAACTTATCGGAAGTTTGCCCTTAACCTACAATATGATGGTAGGTTATTATACTGTGCCCAACCCCAAAGCAGTTCACTTTACGGACGGAGGTCCGTGGCTTGATGATTATAAAGATATACCTTATGCAGATGAGTGGAAAGCATTATGGGATTTATCGAGGCACTAGAACAACCCGCCATGTTCCAATTTGATATTGCCGTTGTTTGCATATTTCTTGGATTAGCAGTTTGGTGTAAGTGGAGCGGAGTTCGACTGGGACTCTTTGTAGGCGGTATGCTTTACCTGTTCTTTGCAATTCTTTGGCATATGCCGTGGGAACTGTATGTTCAATAATAAAAATGTAATCTTAGTAGGCAATTCAGTTGAAATGCTAAACTATGAACATGGGGAATTTATCGACACTCATGATGTAGTTATGCGTATGGGTAGGGGAATCCCAAACCCCAACGGGTTAGAAAATAATACCAAAGCTATTGGTACAAAGAGTGATGTGTGGGTTACAGGGTTCTTAAGAGAGAACACGATAAAACAGCCCCATATGAAGAAAATTCCAACTATACTACTCAATAGAACAAGAATGTATATGAAATCTCCCCGAGAGCCATATCATTTAAAAGACTATACAACAATGTTCACAGACAATCAAATTCTTGAGATTTATGATGAATTTGGATTTATTGACACAAACGATAAAACTAATCCTAAATATGGACGTCCGTCCAACGGTTTTATCACCTTACTATACTTAACTAGAAAATGTTCTTATAAGAGTTTAACTTTGATAGGGTTTGACTTCTTTGCAAAATATTATCCAATTAAGGTAGGCAAAGCAAAGCCACAAAGCTGGCATTTACCCCACAATAAGCATATAGAGACTCCGCATCATGGAGATACGGAAAGAGCTTTTGCATTGGATTTGAAACGAAATGGAGTAATTAAGTGGATAATCTTATCTGATTTGAAGGAAGAAGTCCTAGATTTCTAAGTACTTTTCCAATGGTATTTGGTTGTGGGAAGGGTGTTGAGATTTTCGCGAACATCATTGATGTCCTGACCTAAAAGATTAAACCAGTCAACAAGCATATAATTCCTTGCCGATTTTCCAATCTCCTGAGCCTCTTTGTACAGCGGTTGCCTTGTTTTCCATTCTTGTAATCCATTGAGAAACATTCGGACTTTTCCAACACGGCTGAGAATCTCCCAGCCCCTACCCTCATACTGCTTATAAACTTCTATTCTTGCTAATTCCCCAAAAGGAGTGGGTGGATAACCAGTAAGGATATGAGTAAAATCATGAACATCTAGCATAAACTTTCCGAAAGCTTCATGTTTATCGGTCTTTTTATTATATCGTTCTAGATTGATGGTTTTTTGAAGTTCTGTGTATTTATACTTCTTCATAAAAGCTTTATATTCTGCAACAACTGTATTAGGTTCTGCATTATCATACTGTTCAAAGTGATCAAAAATACTTTGACCTAACATATATCTAGTACCTGTTTTAGTAGTTACCCAGACATTTATAGTATTATCCATTGAATCACCATTAAAGTGAGTAAGAAAGTCCACTATGAAGTTAGTATCATAGTTTCCAGGTTTTGTTTGAATTTTGATAAGATTCCAGAGGTATCTAATATCTTCAAACATTATATCTTTCCGTAAAGATATCCTGCTTTCGTAACAGATTCGATCATCTTTCTCTGTCTCTCTGCCTTATCTAATAAGACTTCCGCTACTACTTCTGATTTTAGATTAGTAGGTATATTATCAAGTTGTTTCGCCCATAAGTCCCAAGGCATTGCTAAGAATAACAATGTCGGAAGGTTCCAGTATGGAGAAATTAACTCCTGTAGTCCAGGTGTTTGGATTGTGTATGCTTTCCGTAACATGATGTTACAGTTGATCGCATCTTTTGCTCCCATTGCTTCTACTAGAAACAATTTGTCTACTTTACCATTAAAGTAAGTAGGAGCGTAGCCAACCCCTATATTATAGAATGAAGAAAATAAATCTTTATTAGTTGCAGATAGAATGAAAGAGTCTACGTCTTGATGCCAAGGCCCGTACGGCTCTAACCAACGGTTATTCTGGTTTATTTTTAAATCTCTCATTCTTTTTGTCTGATTAGTCTGTCTAGTTGCTCTTCCATTTTTAAAGAAGTTTCTAGAATCTAACTTATCTATCTTATCCCAATTTAAAAGTATCATGCTCTTATCATGATCTTTTTCATTTGCTTCTATATCTAAAATACTGTAATAATTCTTATAGAATGGGTGATTTAAATAAACCCATTGCTTTCCAAAGTATGCAATCTTGTCGCCCATCTGTGCAACAGTAGGTAATTGTCCTTGATCTAAGGTCTTTTGATTAAATATACGAGGAGTATGATCTAAGCATAAAACTTTGGTCATAGGACCAGAGTTTATAGTTTTATCTTTCCAATACTCTTTTAACTGCAGTATCATTCTAGCTTGTAGTTGTGCGTGTCCCCTTCCATCTCGTCTAGCTGTACCTTTTACATTCCAAGCACTTTGATAAATATGCACTTCTCTAAAATTTGCTAATGCCCATTTGTGAACGGGCTGTAGCTTATCCCATGCTTGAGGTCTGGTGAAAAGATGTAGGCGAAAGTTCTCCCCTTTGTCTAATAAAGATGACAAAGTAAACATTGTTGTTAATTCATTTGTTTGTATTGCTATATCAATCATGTCTTAATGTATATTCCCAAAAATTATCTAAGTAGGCTTGTAATCTTTCCTTTGGATCAGGATCAAAATTAAATATAATTCCTGATCGTCTACTTGATAGTATCTTCTTTAAAGCAATTCCAGAGCCTATGTTTTTTCCTGCAACAGCCTGGTATAATGCTTCATAAGTAAGATGGTTCTTTTCTCTCGCTTTTACTGGGATTGCTACCGTTGAAATCTTTTTTCCTAAAAGTAATCCTATTAGTCCCATTTCACTATTAGGACACATAGCCATTTCTTTACAGTTCAACAGTACTTCATATCCTCCTGCTTTTTTATTTAAAATTTTATCTTCCCCATACTTTAGCTTCATTTTTGCTATCCAAAGGTGGGCAGTTATAGGGTGAGGTTTAATTACATATCCTTCATCTATTAACTTATCCATCTTATGCCAGTTTATAATACCCTTCTGTATTAAATTACTTCCTGGCGGGAAGATAACCTTATCATAAAATTCTGTGTTCCATTGTAACACATATTTATTTTCTAGGTTATTGATGATTTTTTCTATTCGATCTTCATCAATTTCTATTTCTGAATCATCAACAATAGAGTTCATCAACCTATTATTTATCTTTATTGTATTAGTTCTTATGTATATTCCTTTTCCTAGAAAGTCTGTATATAACCAAGATCTAATTGTACGCAGTTCATTAGTATTATACCAAAGATCATATTCAAAAGGACTTCCTCTATAACTATCTGGTATAAGCAAATGCTTAAACTTATTTAACTCTTGCAGTTGAGCTTTAGGTCGCATACTACTACCAGACTTCATATAATGAGTTGGTAGATCACCTAATTCTTCATTTATAGAAAGGGCATCTAAAGTATTCTTATTCTTGAACTTTGCCATTTCTTTCCTGCTTGAGTTCGTAAACTTGCTTTTCTAGCACTTTTACTCTATCCTCAAAATCTTCTATCGTATCAAAGAGAGCAGCCATCATGCTCTCCATTTTTTTATTTACATACTCAGGTGTAACTTCACCCTTTGTGTTCTCTTTTTCAAATGCCATCTTAGCTCCATGATGAACCGTCCCAGTAGGAAGCTCCATAGTCTGTAGCGCTTGACACTTCAGTATCATAGATGGTTCCAGCTGAGCTGGCTGTTATTCTTTCAAATATTTGCGTACTTGTTGCTGTTGCAAAAGTAGTCAAATGTCCTGTTAAAATTGTAGTATCGGTTGCTTTACTAGTATCGTAGACTGTTGATGTGTCTCTAGTAGTTGCATAAACCGTACCTGAATCTCTCGTAGTTTCAAACGTAGTAGTTGTACTCTGTGAAGTATTAAACGTTGAAGTAGTACTCTTACTTGTTGCAGTAGCATGACTAGTAAGTGTTCCTGTTGTAGTATCATATACTGTATCAGTAGCCTTACTCGTTGCTGTAGCTCTACTACTTGCTGTACTGTGTGTAGTATTGTAAGTTGTTGTTGTAGCCTTACTTGTTGCAGTAGCATGACTAGTAAGTGTACCAAGCGTAGTAGCATATACTGTAGTGGTAGATTTACTTGTTGCAGTCGCTCTACTACTTGCTGTACTGTGTGTAGTATTGTAAGTTGTAGTTGTAGCCTTACTTGTTGAAGTAGCTCTACTACTTGCTGTACTGTGACTAGTAGCATACGTAGTAGTGGTACTTCTGCTCGTGCTTGTAGCACGACTCGAGGCGCGAGAAGTACCGTACGCTGTTTCATAATTTGTGCTTCTTGATGTATTTGTGTTCCAAGTTGTAGTTTTACTAGTGTTAGTACTCCACGTTGTAGTTTTACTTGTGTTAGTACTCCATGTCGTAGTATGACTTGTATTAGTATTCCAAGAAGTTGTATGACTTGTGTTTGTGCTCTGGGAAGTATTCCTAGAAGTGTTAGTATTCCAAGCAGTATTCCAAGAAGTGTTAGTATTATTAGTACCACTTGTATTATTAGTTCCTGAGGTATTCCAAGAAGTATTCGTATTTCTAGAAGTACCGTAAGCGGTATTATTAGTACCTGATGTACCCCATGAAGTATTATTAGTTCCACTTGTACCATAAGCAGTACTGTTAGTTCCACTTGTTCCGTAAGAAGTACTCTGAGAACCTGCTGTATTCCAAGAAGTATTAGTACTGTTAGTCTGCGAAGTATTCCAAGCAGTATTAGTATTTCTCATCATTGGCTCTCCTTCTGGGTTTATCTGCCATACTGTTAAGTTAGTACCAGTTGTTCCCCAAGAGGTGTTTGTATTATTAGTCCCACTTGTTCCTACAGCAATATCCGTGGTTCTAGAAGTATTCCAAGAAGTGTTTGTATTTCTAGAAGTATTCCATGAGGTATTTGTACTTTGGCTTGTGTTCCAAGAGGTATTCGTACTTCTACTAGAGTCATATCCAGTACTATTAGATCCACTTGTTCCCCAACCCGTGTTTGTACTCCAACTAGTAT